AGTAGACTTCTTGTCGGCGGACTTCTTAGCCGGCTTGAGAGCCTTTGCGATATTCTTCAAGTCTTCGTCAGAAATCTTTTCAATTTCTTCCTTAGTTACTTCGGTAATTTCATTTTCACCGGTAACGACAGCGACTTTCGGAGTATCTTCAACCTTATCAAGAACCTTTCCGGCGAGCTCTTCAGTCATTGTGTAAGTCGGATCCAATTCTACCATCGGCTCAGGCTTATTTGCTTCTTCGCAAATAATATTTCCAGCTTCCATGATGTCGCATGCAGTCTGCTTGCATTCTTCTTCATGCTTTACAGGATCCTCGCCTTCGGTTTCGACAAAAGCATCGAGCGGATTTTCATCGAACTTTGCAAGTTCCGGTTCCTGTTCGCGCAATGCCTTACGGAGCAAGAAATATCCAGTTACTACTAAGATTACGGCAAGCGCAATCAAACCAATTATCAATGTTGTATTCATATTTTCACCTCATTAAAATAATAACTTGTGTATTGTATATATAAAAATTTTAACTGAAAAACTCGAACATCGTCGGGCGTTCCAAATTAATTTCTTCCTTTGGACCTAACCAACCGGCAATTCTGAACATCGTATCAAAAAGCTGACAGAACGATTTTCTGAATGCGGTTTCATAGTCAATCTCAAAGTATTTATTAAATTCTTTCGGCCAAGATTCAAGATATGCAACCGCTTCAATCGGTTCTATCTTTCCGTCCATATCCTTAGCTGAAATCTTTTGAGAAGGCTTTACATATACATAACGCAATTTTGAGTTATTACGAATCGGATTATATTTCAACCTGTCCTTTGTGATAATATAGTTGTAGATAATGGAAATCTTCGCACCGAAAATAAGACCTGTCGGAAGAATCAAACCATGGTCCATGTAATAGTCCATAAGAGTTTCATATTTCGTATCGAACGGCTGTGTATTCATCGAACTTTCCATATATTGTTCTCTGAATTTATCCATTGCGATTGTAGTATATTTCGTATAGTTCTTGATACCAATAACAGACGAAATAACATTCAAATCTGAGTTCTTGAACTGGTCATAAACCTTGTAGATATATTCCTGTGCTTCTTCCTTACCGATACCGTCACAGATTTTAAACGCGAGTTCTTCGGCTGCAACCTTACAGAAGTCAGGCATTGTAGATTTCTTAATAGGAACACCCATGATTTTGTGTTTCATGTGGTCCAACGGAAACTTCTTACCTTCACTGTCGATAATATTACCGATATACAACTTCTTCGCAAAACAGAACATGTTTTTGAAGATATTTTCGCGGTTAAAATTAATCTTATTGACTGTATGGAATTGCGTGGCTCGAATTTCAAGAATCCTATCAAAAAAGCGCTGGAATATGTTTTCGCACTTCTCAAAATATCTGCGATATTCATCTTCATTCGTAATCGATAAACCAGATTCTAATAAACGACGCTTAAGTTCGATAATTGAGAAATAAACGGAGTCCGTGTCATTATGCACGGCACAGACATCGCGTCCTTTCACAACAAGCGGACTCATGTTGTTCATTTGAAATTTATCAAACTTTACATCTAATGCTTTCTTAAATTCCATTTTAATCCTCAATACCGAGAAGGTCAGTGTCCTTGTTGAATTCATAAGCATAGATTTCCATTTCGTCATTGCCGCGAAGAACGGTAATCTTTTCATAGAAATCATACTTATATGTCTTTTCTTCTGTAATAATGGAAACTGTCGAGAATTCCTTAATTACATCCTTGAGTAAGTATGGAGAAACATAGTATTCGTTAAGATGTTTAGTTAACCAGTCTCTCAAGGTAACACGAGCGCAACGACAAATTGCACGAGCAACATCCGGATCATACAATGCGAAGCTGTTTGCAAGAGATACACCGTAAACCGAGTTAATAATCAACTTCTTGGTCATTTGTCGGTTATGATAAAGATGTGCACCGGCCTTGTCACCGTTCTTTTCACATTCCTTTTCCTTATCCTTATATATCTTACGTTCTGCAAACACCTGCTTAACAACGTTCGGAAGAATACCATCGTCACGGTTGTAGAAACCAAGTTCTGCGACGTCCGTCGGAATAACCTCACCGGATTCAATCTGTTCCTTAGTAGGATGAACAACCTTCAATTCTGGAGAGATATGGAATTCCATAATATGGTGCGGATATGAAGATGTAATATCGAAAGACATACAGTCGTCATGTCGGCCAGGGAAGTCATAACAATAACCAGCTTTTACCTGGAATTCTGGGAATGGATGAGGATCCTTCTTATAAGCATTCCATGCTTCTATGAAAGCTTCTTCAGTTTTCCAGTGTTCAAATCGTTTCTGACCAACTAATGACCTAATCGTGGCATAATCGGCTTTTCCTACTTTCTGAGCTTCCTTGTAGGCATCATAGAAAATCCTGAACTTACAATAATCCTTGTAACGCTTTGCACCCGGTTCCCATTCAGTGTTCTCGAAGTAATCGTTTCCGTCCTTATCCTTGATAATATAGCAACGTTCGTTTCTCCACCAGTCAACATGATGGTCTTCGCGGTCATTAAGCACACGGTTTGTCTTGTGCAAGAATTTCAAGATATAACCAGTAGTTGTCGGAACTTTCTGTTCAACCTTATCGAGAGTTACAAGGCAATCGAACGCATATTCAATAATAAGGTCGAAAAGCTTATTCTTTGTTTCCAAATCGACCATAATCATAACGTCCTTTCGGTTATACTTCAGGAAGTTATTACCGTCAATCTTGTAGGTTTCAGAAATCGCACCACTATACTCCAATTTTTGGTCATTCAATTCTAGGTTGGCCACATAGTTAAGAGAATACGAAGAAAGAGGCGGATGAGATCCGAAGACTTCGTACAGTTTCATATAGTCAAGCGAATACAAACCAGGAATGGTATATTTAGTTCCGAGTTCGACATTTTCCATCTTGCGGTCAGTAATCTTTTCCGCAATAGGCATCATGCCGAGTGGAGACAACTGCTTTTCCCATTCTACCTTTATATCCAACTTTTCTCTAAGGACTTCACAACGACGCATGATATACGGAATATCGTATGCGAGCGAATTCCAACCTGTAATGATGTCAAAATGGTTATTGGCGAACCACTTTATCCATTCTCGGATAAGTACCACTTCTGACTTACAATACGTATAGTTAGGCAAATCCTTAGGGTCATCTGTATATCTGATTGTACTCCAGGTATAAGATTGCTTTGTCTTTGTAGAATAACAAGTAATCGCGTTAATCGGCCATTGTGCTATTTCAGGAGATGGGAAATCATAGGAAACGAAACAGCTGTCTTCATACGGAAGATATTTATCAACTTCAATATCATAAACGAAATACTTATCATGGTCAAACTTCATGTCAAAATCAATAAGACTAACATCGATAGTCTTATTGGTTTTCTTCTCACAAACTTTAATCAACGTTTCGTCATAATACTTACTGCCCGACGCAACTTCAATATCGAAGAAACAAATATTCCACAAACTCATGTCTACATGGAGTTCTTCGTTATCGTACAGCTGATGCATGTATTTGACTTCAGGACGCAAATTACCTTCGCAGACACCTTTCAGACCTATTAATGAATTTCGGTCCTTATAAGGGAACCTTTCCATTGGAGTCTTATGAATGTCGGTGAGCTTGCTCTTTTTTGTCTTATCAGGAATGTAGCACCAGTTATTGAATTCTACTTCCTTAAATTCAGTATCTTCTTGGGCCTTAAAGTATAACTTTTGTTTCTTAAAGTCCCAATAACAATTTTTAAATCCACTCATATAGTTTAAATATAGAAAAAACCTACAAATGATTAAATTTGTAGGTCTTTTTATTCCAAAATTCTTTAATTATGCATTCAACGTCTTGATGAAGGTCTGCATATCCTGGAAAGCCTGGAGATAGCCGGCCTTGAATTCAGCCTTAGCTTCCGGAACTTCAGTCTTACGGACTTCATCGATCTTTGCGACCACGATTTGCTTGATTGCACGGAGGTTGTTAACAACAACGTCTTCGGCGTCAACTGCATCATTAAAGTTATTAGCATTAGTCATCATATTATGTTTTCCTTTATCGTTTAGTTAACCATATATTATAGGTTCTTGTGTCTTCTTGTTGTTTCTTCGCATTGTCAGGAATCATAGATTGATATTCTTCCGGAATTTCAGAAAAATCTGGAGCCTGCTCATACTGTTTCCATACATTGATATTACCAATAGCGTTGGCTATTTCAGGCATACCTTCTGTAACTTCTTCAATATCAAGCGGTAGTCGTCTCTTTCTGCTGTACTCTGGTATCATATCTAAACTTTATCCTTCCTTTACTCATATCGTAGATGTTCACGCCGATAAGGCATTTATCACCTGGAGTGATATGAATATGCTTAACACGAATTTTGCCAGATATAGTGCAAAGCACCCTCTGACCATTTTCTAGTTCAACGTCAAACATCGCATTAGGGCGGGCTTCTAAAACAGTGCCGATAACGTCGACTTCTGACAAGTTTTGTTTTTCTGCTTTATCTTTTTTATTAGTTTTAATTTTCTTCATTTTTAATTCGCAGCTGTCTCAAGCTCAGCATCAGTGGTCTGGTTTTCTTCATTAGTTGGCATTTCAAAAGTGGATTCTCCGTCAGCTACAACTTCGAATTCTTCAACAGGTTCATTAGATTCTTCTTTATGCTGTGCTTCTTGTTTTTCTTCAGATAGCTTTTTAATTCTTTCACTATTGGCCTTCACCAAAGCAAGTCGCTTAGCACCTTCGTCTACTTGGACAGAAGATTGCTTAGTAAGTGTACTTCCCAATTCACTCAGATCTGCGGTTTCGAGCATTGCATCGAGGTTAGCTTTCTTTTCTTTCAAGATTTCTTCTTCAGTTTTCGCAGGTTCTGCTTTTTTAACAACTTTAGGTTTCGTTACTTGCGGTGCTGCTGCAGTTTCAGTTACTTTTTCAGTCTTCTTTTCGACAACTTTGGCTGCAACGGGCTTTTTCTTAATAACAGTCTTTTTAACCGGAGCAGGTGCTACAACAACTTCCGGTTCTTTTTCTTTGTAAATAATCTTTGGAGCTGGCGGTGGTGGATTCATAATTTCATCACACATGTCCAACATGCATTCATTAAGCTTTGTGAGGCCAGTCATTCCATATTTAAAAAACATTGCGGTCATTTTCTCTTTCATTTCGTCAATAAGAGAAAAAGCTTCAGAAAAAGCGGGGTTATTAATATAACCCACACTTTCTGTAAATGTTTGTGGCTTTTTAGCTGGACGTCTGCGAACAGGCGCCGGCTCTACATAATTCGTATCATCGTCAAAATCGGGTTCAGCAGGAACTGGTGCAGGACGCGGTGCCGGAGCAGGAGCCG